CATCGGTGATTTCACGAACGCTGGTCTTAATAATGCGTCTACCACTCATTAGCCTTGTCTCGCTCAAGACTTTGCTTGTGTCAATCTCATGTGCCACGATTGCCCCTCCTTTCTGACAAAATAAAATGGGTGCATGACTGTTCGAGGACTAAAACCTCGTGCAATCATGCACCCATACACACAATTCTTATTTTACATTATAGATTATAGCACTATATCTTGTAGAAGTCAACGGTATAACACACAATATATTGTATTTTATTCAAAAAAGTGTGTTAGAGCAATCCTATTTCCATTACCAAGGACGCTTGAAGACCTCAACTCGATTTCCTGTTAAGCTCTGAGCATATTCAGAATACTGAGCCATACCATCGGGAACATCATCGTGCTTGTTTTTACCAGCCATGGTATAAGAGCAGAGCATATCCATCATTTTTCCATAATCACTCTTTCGAGTGTAGAGAGATTCATCGAGGAATAAACAATGTTCCTTCACCCACGCTGATTGTACGATAATTTTCGTCTCTTTGTTGGTAGTAGTGTACTTGGTAGTAATGTGAGTAATACCACCTCGCTTTTTCACTTCCTCCTGTACCTTCTCGGCAATTCTACGTCCGGCAGAGTTAGATTCAAAGCGGCAACTGTTTACCTTATCCCTCACAAGGATTTCTACCAATCGAGCGTCTACGACATTCGGGAGACCGTTATCACATACACAATCGCAGATATAGTGGTCTTCACCATAGACATATCCTACTGGAAGGAAGCAGTAGTCCTTACCTTTATCTTTGGTGTCACATACACCGATAATAGCGTCCGGGGCTTCTTTCGGAAGCTCAAAGAATCGTCTCAATTCGTCCTGTGAATATACAAGACCTTCTCGCTCAATCGGTTGATTCATATACAAAGCTCGCCAGCTCACATCGTCCATGATATTTCTTTGCTCATGGTAAACTTTGGTGGAGAATCCGACACCATAAGCATAATCGAAATTCGATTCATCGTTTTCATCGAGGGCTGGAATAACGATAAACTTAGCTCGGTCGCTGTCGATATATTCTCGTTCAAGTCTACCAATTACATCGTGAACCGACCAGCGAGTAGCGATATGAAGCTCCTTACACTTATCACCGATTTTACGCTGACGAAGGTCTGTAGTGTAGGTTTCCCACAATTTATCCAGTCGCTCCTTCGATAGAGCTACCTCAATACCCGACACCAAATCGTCACAGTAGAGGAGAGTAGCGGCACGATAAAGACCAGCGTTACCAGTACCGATAGAGGTAAACTCTAAGGTCTCAAAACGCTGACGCTTATCGAGGTCGATACGACAATCCTTTGCATTTGTACCTGTGACTTTTACGTTAGGGAATACATCTTGCCACAGGTAATCACCGTTCGTATCGAAGATACGCAGACATTCATCATACACACCTCGGACGAAAGAATTAGAGTGGCTACCTGTCAGCATAGGATTATTTGGAATCTTACCAGCAAGCCATGTCAGATAGAAGATAGCGAGAGTGGTTTTTCCACTACCCGGCGGCATACTGATAGCCAGCAAATCCAACTTATCCTCGGTGAGTTCCTGTAGAGCGTCTACAACCTGTTTCAAAACCTTCCTTCGAGGAGGGTAAAACTTCTTATCCGGGTCTCTGTTCCATTCCACATACAGCAAGTAGCTGTCAAAATCGTGCGGAGCGGCAGAGAGCAGTACACGCTTGTGTAGCATGAAGATTTCTCGTACAAAATCTTCGTCATTATCGGGCGAAATAATCGCCAGTTCGCACTTCTCAGAGAGCTTCTTCAAAAACTCCACGCCGAGAGGTACATCTTCTTTCATTGATTCACGAGCCATGTAATACAAATCCTCATACGTCCTAAAGACTTGAGGTTCTGCTTCCAGTCTCGAGAGAATTGTATTCAACAACTGTCTCATAATACCTCCTGTAAATAAAAAAAGTGCGTTATCGTTTGGAGATTTACTCCTTGCGATAACGCACCTATCTTATAATTCTTACTCTGTTACTAATTCACATTCTACCCAAGTACCAGCACTCAGACATTCACCCTCAAAAGTGATTGTATCACCAACATTGATTGTCTTGAGAGCTTCTTCCTGTTCCTTTTCAAATTCAGCATAGAAAAATACGATTGTGGAATCTACTCTTATTTCCATTGTGAGAGTAGCACCGCCTGTCATGTTGAGGAGACCACCTGTAGCCATTCCATTGACCTTCGCTGTAATTCTATAGCGATTGTTTTTATAAGTATCGTCAGCACGAAGTTCGTTTTCTTTATACGCTGTATAGATTTCATCGAAGGTAACCGAAGTATCTACATTTGAGATTTGAGTTTCTTCACTTTCTGAGGTGGAAATTTCAGTTTCAGAAGACTGGGCTTCTAATTTCTCCACGGTTTCTACCTCCTCGTGTCCACAGCGACTACAAGTTCTCACAATCTCACCTTCGAGATTTTCAGTCGGCTCAACTCGGCTTGTGATTTTCATATTATGCTCAAGTTCATCGACATAATCTGTATTGTCCCGGTCGCATTTATCACAGTGATATTTGAAATATCCCTGTTCGGTACAGGTTGGTGCAACTTCCTCTACGAGTTCATACTCATGCTCACACTCGAAAGCTCCGGCTATCAGCTCAAATACAATGAATAGAGCCAGCGACAATCCGAAGATTTTCCACCATTTCTTAGGATTCTTCTTACGAATAGACTGTACGATTGCAATTATAAATATTACCGGGGCGGCACAGAAAGCTATACCACCGAGGGTCGCAAATAAATCAAACATAGATTATTCCTCCCTTTTGACATAAGTCAACTCCACATCATAACCGAGTGCTTCTAACATCTGTACGAGGGTCTTGTTCACAAAACCGTCTTTCTTTTTAATGACACGATTCACATACTGACCTGTCGTGCCTATCTTGGTCGCAAGCTGTTCTTGGGTGAGACCAGCTTCCAAGCATTTGATTTTCATATCAAGTTCAATGTTGTTTTTAAGCATTTTTCCAATCCTCCTTATAGGATAGTATAGCACAATTAAGATTGAATTGCAACTATTTTATACCACTTACTACGACTGATACCCAACTGTTTACAGCACTCAACCACCGTAAGCTCGCCACCTTTTTGTAATTTTCGGAATTTTTCAAGTTCCTCCGGCGGCACAACCTTCATAGGTCTGCCATCGACACGAATACCCTTCTCACGAGCAATCGCCTTACCTTCCTGTGTACGCTCGACAATCATATCTCGCTCGAACTCAGCGAAGGAGAGCATGACATTTCGTATCAATCGCCCGGTCGGACTGTTGTCCATGATACCGAGGTTCAAGATATGCACTGTAACCCCTTTGGAGATAAGCTCCTCAATCATTTCGATACCCTGTGTGACGCTTCGGGCGAATCTGTCCAGTTTGGTGACAATGAGGGTGTCACCTTCTTGGAGCAGAGCTTTCAGTTTATCAAACTCCGGGCGAGTGAGCTTAGTACCTGTGAAGGAATCACAGTAAATCTTCTCAGCACCAGCTTCACGCAAGACTTTATCTTGGGCTTCGAGACTGTTTCCGTCTTTAGCTTGTCCTTTAGTTGATACACGAGCATATCCGTAAATCATAAGCTACACCTCCGATAGAATCTTGTCGAAGTTCAAATTCATATCTTTGAAACGGAGAGGAGAAGGGATATTATCATCGGCAACGATGATTTCGCCGCCAGTTCCGTCTTTTCTGCGAATAGTCACCTCATACCCCAGTTTTTCGAGTATTTTCAACCAAGTGTCCACATAGATGTGCTTTCCATTCAATCGCTGATAGGCACTTGCGTGAGATTTATAACCCAAAAGAGCAGACAGCTCGTCATAGGTCATGTGTTCCGACATCATAATATGCTTAATGCTTTCAAATTCGTTCATGCAGTACACCTCCCTCGACCTTATCTTTGTAATCCTCGATTTTATGTCTAATTTCGGTCATAATGAAATCATCGAAGTAGTGAATCCCTCGGTTGGTCTTAAAATGTCCCTTATATTTTGGATTTTCCCAGCGGAAACGCACCAGCTCTCGCTCAACATCGGTGTATCGTGGGTTATTCCAAAAGTCAGATTCACAATATCTGAAATCTTTTTCTTCTAAAGTGTTCTCAATATGCTTTCTCATGTTTTACCTCCTGTGTGAAGTAGTAAAAGTAGCGGAATTGAACTTTTTGCGTGTAACCCTTCTTATATACACTCGACCTCGACAGTATATAGAGCCGATTATACGGAAAAACTGATTTTTAACTACTTTAACTACTTAATCATTTAACAATGCTTCTAATTCTGCTGGTGAAATCTTCTCGGATTCGCCTATCACATATCCGTCTTTCGGTAATCTTGCGTCTCGTGGGATAATAGCAATTTTATAATCCAACACTCTGAGCATTTCCTGTAACTTAGCGATACTGATATTCTCTTGGCTCAGACGTTCACTGACAAGGCGTGGAGATTTCCCCAGTCTATCAGCCATTTGATTAACTCCGATTTCCTTCGCTTTCATTACCTCACGGATAGCTTCGCTTGTTTTCATGGTGTGTACCTCCTTTGTTTTGATAGGTTCATTATAATACGGAAATAACCGAATGTCAAGATATTTCCGAACAAAGATATAACCGAATTTTAAGGTCTTTTTATACTTTGGGGATATTTACGTCACTTCCTCGCCCGGTTTCGCCGCTTCGCTTTCCCCCTCCGGGGGTGTTCTTGTGAGCCTGTCAGACAGCCACACAAGCCCCGAAAACGAGCGACCCGAACAAAACCACACCAGCGAACAAAACCAGCTTAAAACGCCACACAAGAGCCACACACGACACAAAGAAAAGAACCGCCCCGGATGGAAGACCAAAACCCAAACGAGAGCGGCGGCACGATGGAAAGAAGAAGCCCGGCGGCGTGGTTATATGGTGACCTAAACCAGTACAGCCACCCCAGCACAAAGAAAAACCCCGGAATAAATCCGGGGCTATATGGTGAGCTATTTAATATCTTTTAACACTTCACCAAGTACCACAAAGGGAAAGAGCAAAACGCAAATAATAAAGAACAACATTATTTTTCCACCTTCTCATTATGTAAAAATACAACATATCTAAAAACCTGTCTAAACTCCTCAGCGGAAAGACCAGCTAATATTTTGAGTAAAGCCGGGGCGAGCTCCTCAAATTGTTTTTTGTGCGGCTGTCTTTGGTATATTCATCATTAAATCTTTCATTTTAGCACCTCCAAATTATACAAATACAAAACGCTTGCTTTGTGTGGTTTTAGTGTACTTTGTAGCGATTTCCGGCAATTCCTTTTTCAACGCTGTTGTATCAATTCGGGAGCTGGTAACGCTTTTATATGTGGCTTTGTGTTCTGCTCCTGTCAGCGTGTCAATGTCTGCCGCTGTCATGCGGCTTTTAATCTCGTCTTTTAAGCTCTCCACCATGGCGGCGGCTTCTTCTTCGATTCGGGTATATTGTGCCAATTCTGCAAAAATTTCGTTTATATCTCTCATTTTGTTTTTACCTCCATGAAATTTTTGTCGTATGTTTCGCAACGGTGGAGCGTGTCGGGCGTTGGGTCTTCGCCTGTAAACATATCAATCATTTTGACCGGGATATAGAAAGCGGTATATTTTCCAGTTTCGGAATTGATACAATTATAATACTCGAAAGCATTTACAACATTTTCAAAACCATCATTAACCCGGGCGGCATTTATAACGCTCTCAAAATGATACATTGTAAACGGTCTGAGGTTCACCGGGCAAAATACCACATCAAACCCTGTACGAAAACACGCTTTCGCTGTTTTCTTGGTTATTCTCTTAAACTTAAAACCGTTATAAGAAAAATACATATTTTTCATATTATTGCACCTCCTCCAATTCTAAAACGATGTCAGTTAAAACATAATCCCAACTTGTACCCCAATGAGTAACGCCCCAAATATACATATCAACCGCTTCGCAATAGAAAACTATTTCGTTATAATCTTTTAAAATACTTGCTCCATTATCGGACACGATAAAATATTGATAAATTTCTTCGGTGCTATACTGCTCATTTTCCAGCTCGTCAATCTGCTCTTGTAAGCTGTCAATCTGCTCTTGTACTTCTTCGGTGATTTCGTCCATCGCTTCCAGCTCGTCAATCTGCTCTTGTAGCTCCTCGATTCTGTCGTTGTTATCAATAAAGCCGCTTTCTTGTTCAAAATAAAAACCGTGGTTTTGTAATTCTTCCATAATGTTATTATTGAGAACAGCGTCAAACGCTTTCGCAAGTGTGGCGTAATCAACACGCCCATTCTGTAAACCGTACTCGCTTATTTTGTTACCGTAAAAATAAATAGATTTGTGTGTCATATTCTTTTACCTCCATTTTATAAAATCTGTTTTTGTGCTTCTTTAGTTCGGTTATTTCCGATTACACTTTAATTATATTCGGTTATTTCCGAAATGTCAAGAGGTTTTACAAAAATATTTCGGTTTTTTCCGAATTTATTTTTTGTGTCCATTTACTCAAAACTAAAAACACAAAACCGCATATAATAGGAAGAAACCCCAACGACAGGAGCGACAGCCGCCCCGGACAGCTCCCAGCCATGAACCCGGGACACTGGACACCATTACCCGGAGGATTTGGACATAAAAAGAACCACCCACGACAGCCGGGAGTGTTCCAGCGTGTGTGAGTGGCATAGTCGAAAGTCGATAGTCGAAAGTCGATAGTCGAAAGTCGTTTACTCCTCAGTCGTACCGATTTGCTTATAGTCGGAAGTCGGGAGGTAGCGGTCTCTGATAGACTGACTGTCATAGTCGTTGTCTTGGTCTGTGTTCGGAGTGAGTACATATTCGGTTTTATCTTGGTAACCAAAGTTGTTTTTACCGAGGAAAATTCCTGTGACTGGGTTCATTTTGCCCGAGTTCATGTAGCTTTCCCATAAATTTTCCATAATATTGTATGCCTTTTTTATAAGGTCGGCTACCTCTCGGGGCAACGCTGTTTTGTACCCAGCACCGCCAGTCGTTGCGTCATTGGCAATAGCCCACAGAGTTCTTCTATTCATTCCCAACGCCATAGCCATACCAGCTACAGTCGGTTTCATATCGTTTTCAGCATACAATGTGAAATAGTCGTTTAACCTCTGAGACACTTCACCTACATTGTGCAAGTCGATATTCTCCATGTTCATAAGAGTGATATTCACCTGTAAGAATCTCGTGTTGTCACCTTCCTGTAGCTTATACCCATTCAAACCAATACAAGGGGAATTACCACCCCTCGGCTTTCCTTTTTTCTTTTCTTTCGGCTTTTCTTCTTTAGTCTCAGCGATAGTCGTTTCTTCATCGCTTAACAGCTTATCTAAATCCATAAAACAGTCTCCTTTACTTATTATTCTTATTGCAGTAGTTGAAGTAGTTGAAAATCAAATTTTGCGTATAAGCTCTCTTAGTAGTGTCGAGGTCAACAGTATAAAGTACCCTTTAACGCAAAAACTGAAAAACAACTACTTTTACTACTTCATAGTCTCATAGGGCGAAAGACTACTTTTCAATCTCAATCGGACGATTTGACAAATGTCACTTTTTATACATTTTCAATCCGATTTGTGCTAAATGAACTTTTTGCTCTCGTAGTAGTCAATCACTCGCTTAACCTCAACCGATTTCAGCACCACGATACGATAATCTTTACCACATCGTCTCTTAACCCAAAAGTCGTGAGCGGCTTCCGCAAGAGAGCTGTAAGTGAGCATTTTCGTTTTGCTGGTACGCTGGTGAGGGGGAGAGTAGCGGTAGTCTGTACCGTACAAAAACTTCCCGGTCTTAATGTTCTGAATTGCGTACACGCTTTAGTTCCTCCTCTGTCATAAAGTCTTCGGGCGAAGGTTCGGGTTCAAGAGGACAGGCGTACCATAAGTCGAGAGACGAGCAAGTACACCCGAAGTCGCTATCGTAGAACCCACAGCCCCAGCAAGGATTCTTACTCATAATCCTCGTCCTCATAGTCTTCGTCAGCGGCATTACCGTAAATGTCGAAGTAATCAACACCTGTCTCCCCGGTGTCCTCAAATCGCTGACCGTTTGGAAGCTCATATTTCACTCTACGAGCAGAGGTAAGAATAATCTCGTATGCTTCCTCGGTATCAGAGGAGAAGCGTACTTCCAATTCATCGGGAACACCCTCAAGAGCTTTTCTCAAGTCACCAACAGTAAGTCGTTTATCCATTATCGTTTCCTCCAATTCTTGAAAAAGTATTTAATCATGTACCATATCTGCTCGATATAGCTTACTTTACGATAGCTCATAAATCCTCCTATGCACAAAGCAAAAGGTCGAGCCATTCGCTTTGTTTTATAAAACAAAATCACTCTCTCTCTCTCTCTCGACTGTATCAAACAGATTGTATCGAGGTAGAGTGATAACCCTTACGTCATATCCAGCGTCACGGTAGGGTTTCGACCATGAGCCTGTACCTCCGCAGAGGTCTAAAATGATTTTACCCATTTGTGAGTTCCTCCTGTGAACGCATATCAACAACCTTCATGGTCGCTCTGATAAGCGTCTTATCAAAATAACCATAGGGATTAGCCATGGTTTCAACCTTTGCATAATTCAAAATTTGGTGCAAAAGCTGACTTGCCAGCATTTTGTTAAGAGCGGAGAAGCCGCACTCCTCGGCGGCAGACAGGGCGTGTAATTCGCCCATGTCTACTAATTGTTCTGCTCTCAAGGTGACAACCGGGGAACGGTCGGTCACGATAGGGAGCTTCCGAGTAGGAACGAGCATTTGCTCCAACTGCTGACACTTTTTCTTATACATTTTCGCTTTCTGTCGAGCGTTCATCGTCCAGCACCTCCGTGTAATAGAATGTAACCTTATGGTTTTCATCATCGAACTTAACGACAGTTCTCATGCTGAAAATCTCTTTATTATCAACACAGTAGATTTCCATTTCACCGACCACCATCTTAGAGATTCGCCCCTTCTGTAAGAGCTTCATCACCTTGTTACGATGATAACCGTGTTTCTTAAACAGCCCAAAGAGGAACTTGTCTTTCTCTCGGGCAAGAGTATTCGCCAATTCGTTAGTCATGCTACATTACCTCCTTGAGTTTCACTCCCCAGTAGATAGCAAATCCACTGGAAGTAGATTTTCTGTCGTACCATTCCGGGTGTCGCTCCATTTCGGAGTTGAACTTACGAGCGGAGAGTACGAAAGCCCCCTCGGACTTAGCCCACATCTTGAAAGCGTTGTATAAATCCTTGGCTCTGATATTTGCAGATTCATCACGGTTACAACGGTTCTCGAGGAACTGCAACACGAGGTCATTCTCACGTTCATAGCGGCTCACAACTTCCTTGAGCTGACCTGTCATAGCAAGACCACGCTCTTTGTATTTGATGTAGCCACGAACCAGCCACATGAAAATACCGCTCATGCTGGACTGTTCGCACAGCTCGTCTTTAAGGTGAGTGTCCTGTTCTTCCGGCTTGAAGTGACGATTGAACTCAACCACCTTGATACGCTCGGAAGCGAACAGGGACTTGTCCGTAACCATCGGAAGGTCGTTACAGGAGAGCCATAAGGTGAACTGCGGCTTGAAGGTAATCGCTGACTGATACAATGCTCGAGCGGAGATTTCCTCACCACCTGTAAGCTGTTTGATTTTCTCCTCGTCCAGCTTACCGTACTCATTACTCTCGGACATGGTTACAAATCGTTTACCCTTTAATCCGGCGAGGGTAGGAGAAGCCGCTTCTGCGTCCTTCTGACGGTCTCCTCGGCAAATCATACCGACAGGAGCTACCTTCGCATAATCGCCGAGCATGGTCTCAATGGTATTGAGCAAGGTCGATTTACCGTTTCGGGTAGTCTTACCATGGAGAATGAACATACACTCCTCATTACTCATACCCAACATAGAGTAGCCTAAAGCTCTTTGGAGGAAGTCCGCTTTATCCTTATCCCCCTGTGTAACTTCGTCAATGAATTTCTCCCAGCGTTCGCATTTCACATCACGAGAGATTGTGTGCTTAAATGCGGTCTGCATGGTAAGAAAGTCTTCCCAGTTATGCTCACGGAAGGAGAAGTCTCGAAGGTCGTATGTACCATTCAAACAGTTAATCAGATAAGGGTCGCTGTCGAACTGTACTGCGGAGATACGAAGTTCCCCGGTAGCGTCCTTGAGGATTCTGTCTCTCATTCGTCTATCGCCCATCTTATTGACGAAGCCGAAGTAATCCTTCCTCACATCATCGTCCACGATTTCGCCGCAGTAGAGAATCATCAGTCGCACGAAATCCTTAATCTTCTCGGATACAAGGATTGCTCCTTCGTCCTTACGCCATGCTCCCTCATGG